ATAAAACGGGGGGGGCGGCTTGTTTGTGGTTCGCCGCCCGTTAAGAATTATTGAATTTTTGCTATGAGATTTACCTAGAAACATTTCTATACTCTCCCATTTCTTCTATCTGTTCTTATGTGAATTTTCTGTAGTTCTTTTGACACTGGTCCGGCTACTGCTCTAGCGAGCTCTTTATCTGAAACATTGAATGACATTCCCTCCATTGCAGTGGCCATGCTAGCCGCCATCATTGGCACCATTTGCATTAACGTTTCTGAAAGCGATTGAGCTATTTCAGATTTCATTCCGTCCAAATTATTCCACAGCTTTTCTAATGGTACTACCGCCTCTGTGCCTGCTTCACCGACACCAATTACACTTGCGGAGTTAAAAATACCTCCGTTCTTATACCATTTTAAGCCTAGGCTTGGAATTGAACCTTTTAATAAATCTCCAACTCTCCATCCCTTTGGACTTATGCTAAAGTGTGGTAGTGGAATGTGAGGTCTTGGAACTGAAAAATGAAAGAATCCTTTTATTGCATTTATAATGCTACGGATCTTATTCTTCATTGTTTCAACCGGATGCAACACTGCATGTTTTACTGCATTAAATACGCTCGATGCAATTCCGCCTAGTGCTCTTAGTCCATTCCATATGCTTAAGATGACATTAACTGCAGTACTTATATTAGCTTTTATGCCATTAACAACTCCTGCAATCAACGACTTGATTCCATTCCATATTGCTTGTGCTCCCGCTTTAATTGCATTCCACTTTGCAATAACTGCCCCTGTTATGCCATGCCATATGTTAATAAAAAACTGTGCAAACGCTTGGAGATCTGCTTTCATGCCTTCCCACCAATTTTTTGCGCTTTCTTTTAACTCTTTCCATGCAGTAGGTATATTCTTGATTATCGCAATAAATGCTACTACTGTTGCCACTATCGCAGCAATTACACCTATAACGGCTGCTAACGGTGCGGCAAATGCTATAATAGCACCTATTGCAGCTGCAAGTGCTCCAATTACAGCTATAATTGGTCCAAGTGCTGCAACGGCTACACCTATGTATACCACCCATCTTTTTTGCGATTCGGATAAGTGATTGAACCAATCAGCAACTTTCTGCACAACCGCTACAATTTTTCTCATAACTGGAACTAAAGTATCTCCTATAGATATCGCTATGCCTTGTAGCTGTGATTTAAGTATAATGAGCTGTCCACCGAGATTATTATTCATCTCATCAGCCATCTTTTGAGATACACCATCACAGTTTGAAATCGCTCCACTTAATTTGTTGAAGTCTTTATCGCTACCATTAACAACAGCAGCCCAACCAGAAAATGCATTTTTGCCAAACATCGCTGTCAATGCAGCCGTTTTCTCTGTTTCAGAAAGTCCTGACATTTTCTGCCTTAACTGTTCCATAACATTTTTAAACGGAAGCATTTTGCCATTTGCATCAGTCAGCGTAATTCCGTATTTCTCCATTGCGGCTTTCGCCTCTGCTGTTGGTGATGCCAATCTGAGTAAACCAGCTCTTAAGGAAGTTCCAGCTTCTGAACCCTTTATACCTGCGTTGGCCATAAGTCCAATTGCTAAAGATGTATCTTCTGCAGAATAGCCAAGAGCTGCCGCAGCTGGTGCGGCAGGTTTAAATGATTCTCCCATAAGAGCAACATTGGTATTTGCATTAGATGATGTTGCCGCTAATACATCAGCAAAGTGTGACGACTCAGATGCCGAGAGTCCAAACGCTGTTAGGGCATCAGTTACGATATCCGAAGTCGTTGCAAGATCTTCTCCTGAAGCTGCAGCAAGGTTCATGATTCCAGATATACCCTTGAGCATGTCCGATGTTTTCCAACCTGCCATAGCCATATAATTCATGGCTTCCGCTGCTTCTGAAGCAGAAAACTTTGTTTTCTCTCCCATCTCCTTAGCTTTGTTCCGAAGTTGTTCGAATTCTCTTCCTGTCGCTCCTGATACCGCTTTAACCTTACTCATAGCTGAATCAAAATCAGCAGTTACTTTGAGTGATGCACCTCCAACTGCAGCAAGTGGCACAGTCAGATATTGAGTCATTGTTGAACCAACTGCCTTGGCTTTATTCCCAATTTCTTTCATTTGTGTGCCTAACGCTGTTAGTTTTGGATAGGCAAGTTTCTTCAACTCTTTGTTGAAGAGCTTTTGCTGAGCCTCTGTTGTGATAATTTCTCTGCGCAATTCTTTATATTCTGCAGAAGTCTTATCTACTCCACTTGCATCCATTTTAGCTTGTGCTGCTTTTAAAGCCTTGAGCTTTTCCGTTGTTTGTGCAACCTTTTCTTTTAGCGCACTCTGCTTTTGTATAAGAAGCTCTGCATTTCCTGGTTTAAACTTAAGTGCTTTATCAATCTTGCTAAGTTCACTTTTGGTTTTGCCAGCTTCTCCTTTAATCTTCTTAAGAGCATTCCCGAGCTTTGTGGTCTCACCTCTAAATTCGATTGTAATTCCTTTAATATTCCCGGCCATGCTTTAACCTCCATAAAAAGCATCCCAATCTGCTTGAGTTGCTTTCCGTCTTCTTACTCTCGGTTCGTGTGTGTCCTCTTCAGCTTCAGAGTTCATTGTGTTGTTGTATGTTATGCAAAAATCAACAACAGAACCGATGTTCATTTCTTTTACGCCTCGGAGGTCAAGTCCTCTTGCGACTGCTCCGACGACGATGTCGTCAAGCGTGATAGGTTTATCTTCGCTTCCTTCTTGATCTTCCTGAGGCGATTCAAGTTTTTTGAGCTTACAAACGATTTTGCAATTAACTCAAATAGAATCGGTAAAATTATGTCTATTGGGAATGTTTCGAACTGCTTTAGCCACTCTCTTGGTGGTTCGATTTCGTCGTTAGCATTCTTTGCCATAGCCCAGGTAATTTGAATTAAAGTCATGACTTCCATTCCTGCTAGCTGTACAATTACCTCGTCTTTTCTTGAATCAAGAATTGACGAAATATTATCTTGATTTACTGTTCCATTTTCTTCGAAAATGCCGGCGATAAATTCAACGCCTGCTCCAATAACCGGAAGTAAGTCCGGTAATATATCTCTGCCAAATTGACTCTGATATTCAAAAAGCCAACCAGCTGAGCTATTAAGCGTCAGCTGGTTGGTGTTATCAATCTTTATTTTCTTAATTGCCATTTTTACAACCTCCTTTAGCCTGTTGGCAATATTGGCTTTGGTGGTGCTGAGAATAACGTCTTATACCCTGTAGCTTCTGGTACATAATCAGCTCTAACAATGCCTGTTGCATTATCTCCTGTAACAGTAATATCAATTGACTGTGTCTGCGGATCTTTGCCTTTTTCTACCGTCTTGTGCTTTGTCTTAATGCTTGATAGAGCAACGTTATACAAGATGCAGCGTCTTGACTGCACATCTCCCTCGCCCTGGAACGCAATATAAACTTTAGGTTTCTTTGCTCCTTTAAGTAGGGCAATTCCGCCATCTGTCAGCTTTGTGTAACCTAGAAACTTAGTTTTAAATTCGTCTGAAAATCTAGCCATTTCCAAACTTCCTTCAAATCCATTGTCTTGATAATCAACGTAGTACTTAACGTTATCTGCCATAAACTCCGATGTTTCTGTTGATGGATCTAGTCCAAGCTCAACCGCACCAGGGACTTTATATGCTGGTCCTAAAGTTACTGTGCCAGTTGGACCTACTTCGTAAGTACCGACATGAACTTCTGACAGTCCAAATTCAACTATATTTTTATCCTGTACTTCTGCCATTTTCTTTCTCCTTTACACGTGATAGTAAATTAAAAACATTCCCTCATCATCAAGGAAAATATCATCACTTTTTTCGTAAATATAGCCATCATCTAGCAATGTTTGCTCGATGATAGCTTCCATCTTCTCGTCTTTCTTTGCAAAATAATACTCAATTTGATAATTGTTTTGCTTGTTATAAATTGTGTTATCAGCCTTGAACCCTTCTTGACCATTCCCAATGTATATCAAGTATGGTGGTTCTTGTTCTCGTTTAAAATGAGAATATCGAACTGGAAGTTTCGTCTTTTTTAACGTATCTAAAATCATTTAAGTGCCCTTTCGATTCTGTCTGGCAATTCTTTGATGTATTTATTTGCGACTGGTTCTATATGCTTAATAGGTCTTGCTCTTCCGCCACGTTTACCGTGCACAACCATTGCATGACCATTTTCAAGCAAGTGAGTTAAGCGGTAATGCTTTTTGTTATGGACTATGTATTCAGGATTTTGAAATGTTCCCTTATTTTTTACAGCCCATCCCTTTGCATACCCTTTGTGATGAGTTTTGAAAAGTGAATCTGTCGCTCTTAAATCTTTGGCCGCATCTTTTGCTGCCTTACCTATTTCATGCTCGGCAATTTTACACGCTTCTGTCTCATAATCACTAAGTATTTCATTAAATTCCGCTACCCAATCACTCATTTTTTTACATCCTTTAATTTCTTTGACAACGTAAGCTCTAGTTGTTTTCCTTTGCGATATGTTCTGAGCACCCTGTACTTTTCATCATTCCAAAAAACAACCTCTTCATCTTCGTAATCTCTGTAATCTGCCAAAACCGCAACGCAGCTAGGTGACATATCAGCTGTAGCAGCTGCATAAAACTCACTCATCCTTATGCTGCGTATTTGCGCGAACACTTCACGCTTTGTAGGTTTTGTTTCAAGTTCATTGCCATACTCATCAACCGCAAGTGTTGTTTTGCAAAGCTTAATGATTTCGTTATACATTCTTTTCTCCTTCGAGTTTCCAAGTATGATACCCCTTGGAATTCTTGAGATTCCCAGACGTTATTTCCCAAGCTCTTGACCACAAGGCACGCTCTTTTTCATCACTAGCCATGAATTGACAAATAAAATCAATGACAGCCTCTTCAACAAGGCTGTCATCTTGGCTATTTGCTTTATTCTCGACTATTCCAAGTCTCACAAGTTCCGCTCTTGCGGTTTTTTCAAGTCTGTCTATTTCGCTATCCAGTTGAGTATGACTGATGCCAATTAGCTTTTTTACTGACTCTTTAATACTCATGCTGTTTCTCCTATGTTAAACGAAATTACGCATTCTTGAATGTAACGTGAGCATACGCCTTTGGATTTTCAAGTCCACCATCGAATGTAACTGAACCGGTGAAGATGGTATTTGCAGTTTTTGCCTCTAGTGTTGAGAATACCTCAAGTGGCCCGAACTCGTTGCAATCTAGCTCCCCGATTGTTCCAAAGATTGCTACATCGTTTGGAATCTGTGGATCTAGCTTAATAACAGCTCCGTACATTACACCCTTAATTGTTGGATCTACCTGTGCAGATTCGATGAACATCTTCTTGCCTGACTTGTCCTCAATTGCAGCAAACTTGTTATAGATAGTGTATCTGTTTGCATAAACAACTGACTGGCCTGAACCATCTAGCTGTCCCATAATCTTTCTTATGGTCTTATCGTCGCAGTCTACGTTAGTTAGTTTGTTTTCTGTCGCAATTGCAACGTCTGCATTAACAGCAATGCCAGCCTTAGGTGCAACACCAGTTAGTCTTGCAATAAGAACCTTCTCCTTTGCTACTGAAATCCTCTTTGATATATCTTCTGTGAGCCACGTCTCAAATGCATCAATTGACATGAATCTCATTCTTTTTGTCATGGTTGCTGTCTTGTTAATGTCAACACCTGGCATTGGAACTAGCTTGAATTCGTCCTGCTCATCATCATTTGCTGTACCTTCAGCAACTGCAGCTGCATCTCCTGCAGTAATAGACGTTCTTACAGGAATTGCAAATCCCTGTTCCATTCCCTGAGATACTGCATCATCTAGCAGTGGTGTCTCATGGTGAAGCAGATCCTTAATTCTATCTAGCGTTACTGTTGGAACAACCGCTCCGGTATTTGCAGTTGTCATCGTGTAGGCTCTGTTCTCTACCTCTGTTAGCTCTCCTAGGAGCATAGCCCCATCTTTCGCATCTGTAGCCATTCTCTTGAGCCATGCAGTTCTGTACTCTGGAGAATCTGCGTTGTATATCTTTTCTGTAGTCTGTGGCATAGTTGCCCCCCTCTCAATTGTTGTAGCAGGTGTTGTTCCTGTCGCAATTCCTTCTGCAACCTGCTTTCTCTTTTCGATCTCAGCAAGCTCTTTTTCTCTGTCCTTAAGTTCTTTCACATCATTTGTGAATTCCTCAATCTCTGCTACATCGGTGCTCTTTCTCACCTGAGCTGTGATTTCTTCAATCTTGCTTCTGCAAGATACTGCTGTTAAATAATCTTCTCTTTTAATCATTTTAATCCCTCCTAGTTTTCAGTTAGAAAATACTCATATTTTGCACGAGCCACGCTTACTGCGTTTTTGCTTGCTGCTTCCTCTTGGTCACTTGCTGCTTCCACGATTCTTCGTGCTGAAATTTCTGTTGCTTCATAAGCTGGTATATCTACAACAGAAACATCGTACAATTTATCAATTTCAGTTATTCGGATTCTAACAATCTTTAGATTGTTGTCCTCGTCAACCTCTTCAGAACGTTCATACTTTTTTGTAGTAAATGCAAAGCTCATTTTATTAAGATGCGCTCTCTTGATGTCTCTGAATAACTGATTATGACCTTCGTCATCATCCCATAGCTCTGTTCTCATCTCGAGGCCATTGCTCTTTAGATTAAGCTCTAAATCATTGCACTTGTCATTGTGTCTTGCGAACACCCTGCCACAATGATTAACGTTGAATATTACGTCGCTCATGTCTGCGTTATCAAGAGCTCCTGGAACAATTGTCTCTCGAATCTCGACATTTTGACCATCCCAGCTCTTGTATTTACACAAGACTGTTTCATTGTCATACACTACCGGCATACCTTCAATGATGTGATGTTCTTTTCCATCATCAGCCTCTTCAGCAGCTCTTGTCTTAACATCAATCTTAAAATCTCTAAATTGAAAGCCCTTGCCCTCAATTAGATTTTTGATGTTGCTTTTCTCACTCATCTTTTCCCTCCTTTGAGTCTTCTTTTATCGTTGCTGTATCTAATCTCCTAATAGGTTCGTCACCCCATGAAGTTGGTGCCATATTCATCATCTTTCGCCATTCATTTATTGTTATTGCTCCAATATCGATGTACTGTTTCAAATTCAATTTTTCAGTCATTGAAATAAACTGAATCGCTGATGACTGAAGCTTTACAAATTCGCCTCTTTCAAGCTGGTTTTGCGTGAATATTTTTGCTGACAAAGCCAGAGATAGATTGATTAAAAACGGTTCTATCTTTGCTTCATAGAACACTTGCGCTTCATCTGCAGTCATAGATGACTGAATAACCTTATCATTGACTCCAAAGTATCTATACACATTCTCTCTATACTCTTTCATCTGAGCCCATGTTGCTGTTAGCGGATTTAACGTGACTCCCTGGAATTCAAAATTTTTATCTAGGACACCAATTCCTCCGGAATTTTCTTTTGATAAGTAAGATTCAATAAACTGCTTTTTCTTATCTTCTAAATCTTCTGATGATAGCCCCCCAGTAGAACTGTATCTAAGCACACCTCTTAAGTTTGCAGTCGATTGAAATGCATTTTTCAATGCTTCATCAGCTTTATGATTCATTTCGAGCGTGTTGAGTATTGGTGCATTTGATTCTCCAACTATATCTGATTGATAGTAGTCCTTTCTGAGAACTATCAAATCATCCCATGCCACAATCAGCTCTTTCGAATTTTTGAGCCTGAACTTGATAAACAGCATTCCGTCATCTGTTTTTAAAACTTCGAAATTGGTATAGATGATCGGGTAAAAATTCTGAATCCCTTGTGGTGTTTTGTCCATCAAAATAAATACAGTATTTTCAATTTCATAAATCGTTCGAATCTTGCTAAGTAATTCTGCTCCATTCATACATGTGTCTGGCGCACATTTCAGTGTCACCTCAAC